TGGACCCTCCAACCCCTGGTGGACGAGTCCGTGAATTCCCAGTTGAGCCGCGTATGAGGGAGTGGTGACTCGGAACTCCTGACCTCGATCCAGTCGATATCGAAAGCGTCACCGGCGAGACTTCCGAGATCCAGCCTCAACGCCGTGATGGTGTTTGATATCCATGAATCAGCGGAGTAGGTTGGATTGGTCATGTCGAAACAGATCTCAATCCAGTCCGACAATCCAGCCGGCTGCGGAACGAAACAGTATCCGGCATAAGCATTCGATGCGGTGGACCACCAGAGATACCCGTCCCATCCGGTGCCAGCGGTTCTCTTGAGCCTCGCAACCACCTGATTGTAATAGGCTCCAGGAATTGACAAGTTGGAGACACTGAGTTGCGAGTCGTTCACGGAGGCCGTCATGGATAGCACCGAATTCGCTGCGGTGAGCGAGGCCATGCCGGACCCAGTCCACCCCTCCTTTGAGTCGCACCAGTCCCACCTGTAGATGGCGGATGGAGCAACAAGGAGCGGCTTGAGATCGATCTTCCCGGCCCAGTCAATGAGAGCGGTCCCGCACTGGAATGCGATATTCTGCAGCACAACATCCATGGACTCGCCGATATCGTGCAAAATGCAGGCGAATCTCCACGATCTCTGATCAAACCACGCGGCGCATTCGGTAGACATGGCGTCGCCGATATCGGAGGCATCGAAACCCATCAGTACCTTGAGTATGTGCTCTATCACATAATCTGGACGCTCGATGAGATAATTGGTGACCCCGGTGACTGACCCATCGACGTCCTCATACCCCTTTACATCTACGGTCACCTCCTCGCCGATGAGCATGTCCGCAACGGTGAGGCCTCCGAGGATCGATGATGCCGACACATATGTGGTGACACCCGTTGAGGACGATGAGTTTGATGATGACGTGGAGGCCACTCCCGATGCAGGCCCTGCGTCCACGGATGGTGTGTAGTAGTGGTCAACCTCCACCTCGTAGATGTCATAGTTGGCGTGAGACCCGGTATTGGCAGAGACCCCGAAGACGACGGTCGAAGGCCAGGTGCTCGTCGTGAGCTGCCAGCCGAGCCACAGCCCGTCCGTGTCGTTCAGGAGCATCTGGTTGCTCTCATAGAGTGTGGAGCTGTTGCATGTGATCTTGAGGTTGTTCCCGGCGGGCCCTGTCCCATGACGGATCTTGGCGCGCACCATGACTTTGGATAGAGTCCCGACCCCACCGGATTCGAGCGTCACCGTCAGGTTATTCCCGGTAGACGAAGGATCCAGCGTTGCATAGGTCACTTCCGAGTAATCGTATGCATTCGCCGGATTGCTGACACCGGTTGATGAAGATGAGACTCCACGCTTGGTGAGTGTGCTGAGCGATGATGTCCCGTGGCTGTGCGAGCCCTCACTCGTGTTCGTTGATGTGCTTGTGCTCGTGCTTGTGCTGGCGATGTCGCTGTGGCTGTGCTCGGCGGCCACCTTCTGCTCGATCTGCTTGACAATGAAAACCGGCAGATTAAAATCGAGCACCGCGGTCCCCGGATACGATGGGTGGGCATCCCCCGACTTGCCGGTGTAAGCCCTGACGGTATATCCGGAGGATGGGTATTTGGTCTCCATGACATCCAGGACGCGCACCGCGCTGATCGACTGCACCGGATGCTTCGCTACCTCGTAGACGACACTCGAGAGGTAATCGAGAACTGCGCTTGATTTCTTGTGACTCGTGACGGTCGTTCCGTTCCACCCCCTGATGGCACCATAGATCACATGATTGGACGGGAGGTACTGACAATATATCTGCTCCTCATCGATCCTGATCGTATAAGGGGGCCCGGTGAACTCGAGCTGCCTGACTCCAGAGAGGTAAATGGTCGTGTAATAGGCATTGCCGTCCAGATTCTGAGCGAGCAGGTCTATCGCTCCAGCCCTCACGCACCGGCACGGAACATGGTAGAGATCCCCATAGAGGATGGATCGCGGCTTACCCAGGTCGTTGGGATCGCAGTATGGATAGAGCGCCTTGGTGAGCACCTCCTGGCCGTGAGCATTGCGTCGAGCGAATAGCCTGGAGGAACACTCCATATCAAAGGACATGCCAGGGATGAGATTGCTCACACGCTCGACGGAGAGCTTGTGCAGCAGTGTCCGCGCATCGAAATTGAATGTCTCGTCATCATCCATGAGACGGATTTCATATATCGAGACCTCTGCCCCTGCGAATGGGACCGATACATTCCAGAGTGACAGATAATCATAGGAACCAAAGGCCTCGTCGACCAATGTTAGAACCACTCTCGTGTTGATCGCCTCACCATCGGATGCCGCGAATTCACCGAGTCCGGATATTTTCAGTAGGTAACCCTCGTAGTGCAGGGTTTGTCCGGCATATGTGTAGGCATAATCGTCATGGGATATCCGAAAAGTTTCCGATCCGATCGCAATCTCCACGAGCAACCTCACATTGAGCCACCCGAGCTGCGCCCTGCTCGCCTGGTCCATCACTATGCGGATGTCTGACCCTGCGTCTCCAGTGCTGGACTCAAGAGCGATGTCCGTGTAGAGCTTCCGGACGAATCCTGGACGTTCAGCAGCGTCCTCTATGCTCGAAGTCATCGCAATGTTGGCGATGAGAGACCGGACATCCCCGAAGGTATAGACTGCGCCATCGCTCGTGGACGAGGTCATGGCGATGTTTGTGATCAGATTCCGCTCTTGCGGATAGGTGCCTGCCCATCCATGCAGGAGTTCGCTTGCCCATTGACCGATGGCTGTATTGCACCAGAGGCGCTCATCGATATCCAAGGAGAATGGGGACTCTGGCTCTGCGGTGCTGGAAAAAATAATGATGTTTGCGGTGAGGTATCTGGTCTGTGGGAGGTGCGATGCCCACAGGTCTAGAGATTCTTCGGCCCACAGACCGGACAGTGACTCGATGAACGAGCGATCATCGGCCATCAGGACACTTCGCGGTATTCAACCTGATAGGAGCTGGCATCAGGAAGCATGTATGTCCGTTCCGGTTCCGATGGAAACTCTGCGAAGTATTGATCCGAATTGTGATCTTCGATGTAAAACGGCTTGTATCCATCCCACTCGTTGAGGAAGGCCTCAAAATTGGAGAGCATGGTCGAGTCCGAAATGATCATCGTTCCATTGTGACTTCTTTTGCTCACTCCCTGCTTCACCGGATGCGGGAACCCAGTATAACTCACCTGGCGCGTCACAATGCGATCCGTTTTCCTTGTGAGACCTAGAACAGGAGGATCGAATGTGTATAGGAGAGTCATGAAAACTTCCGCGCAATATGGTGCCGCAGACGCCCCTGCAATCTCGAGTCGCCAGTATCTGTGTGTGCTCGATGCAGTGGCCTGCTTGACGATGATTCCAGAGCCTGATTGTGTCCAATCCGTCACCGCATCCGACCAGGATGATCCGTTGTCCGAAAATTGCCATTGCAGGATGCATCCGTTGAGATTGTGGCCTGCCGGAATAATGAGCGCATCGATGGCCTGGGACCCACTGGCCCCCTGGTCCACCTGGATGGTTTGCGTCGCCGTGGATGTCGCCTTCCACATGCGCCCGAAAATGCGGTCATAGAGACGGTACGACGGATAGAGTGATTCCGACGATGTGACTGTGACGGTGCCTTCCTCCAGCAGATTCACATATCCGATTTTCATGTGTTCACCACCAGGATCCTCTGACAGTCGAACTCATCAATGTACCCGCTCGACATGGTGAGGATGACCGTGAGCCTGTGCAGTCCGTCCGACACTCCGGTATACCATGAGATCTCACAGGAGACGTTGAGTCCGTCCACTGCTGCAGCCTGGGTCACCATGCTCGTCGTGACTTCAGTGCCAGATGGACCATATGCTTTCACGACGGCAGACGATATTGTCTCTCCATACGGAATGGCTCCATCGTTTGCCGTCTCGGATGAGCACTGCGTGAATGAGAACCGGAGAGGCAGATTGCGAGTCGTCGGCTGCAATTTTACCTGTGCTTGCCGTGTGAAATTCAGGAAGTCTGGCATTGCCATCCCCTTATGCGATGGTGAGGATAGATGCACCAAAATTCACCGTGAAAGTCTCTCCGGTGTTGCATGTGATGGACGATCCATAATCCCACCACCCGATGAGGTTATCGCTCGCTGCAGTGTCATTGTAGAGGACCGCATAACGGAATGGACCGAATGAGCCACCGGATGCAGTGAAAACCACATCGACACCTGTGAGTGTCCCGGTTCCTCCTGTCTCCGTGTAGTCGTTCTGAACATCTATTCCACCGGCAGGATATCCATGCTCATCAGTAATCTCTGCGAGGTCTGTCTTCACAGCATCGTCCGTTGCACTCGGAGTTGCGTTGGACAGGTAGACCTTGAGTGTGTGGCCGGCTGCGTGGAGTTGATGGATGCCTTTCCCGAGTTGCTCGGCAAAATCGTTGAACTTATTGAAAGTTGCCATGATCGGTTGCTCCTATGACCTGGAGGTGAATGCAAAAACCCTCTCTTTTGGAGTGAGGGAGAACACCCTGGATCGTGAAGTGAATATTTCCTTTGGTCCGAAAAGTTCTGCCGAATATGTGAGTGTCGCATCAGAACCGGTGATGGCGAGGGTTCCCCCATCGGAATTGAGGATGAACGTGGCTGTCAGTGTCGCATCTGAACCGGTGAGAGTGAATGGTCCGCTCTCTGCGATGATTCCCTTTCCGAGGATCAGGGTCGCATCCGCACCCGTTATGGAGATTGACCCTGGATCTGCAGAAACGGTTCCAGCTCGGAGAAGATCGAGCGTCTGCCCAGTGATGAGACATCCACCGGAATCAGCGTCGATGCCATAACCACGCTGGAATGATGCATCCTGGCCGGTAAGAGTTATCGATCCTGCATCTGCCGAGAATGTTCTCGCACAGGTGAGCGTGACATCCTGGCCGGTGATCGTGAATGCGCCAGGATCGGCTGCGATTTGCCCTGCTGCGGCATAGGTGAGCGTAACGTCCTGGCCGGTGATCGTGATGGAACCGGCATCGCATGGCAGGGTGAACATCGCTGTGAGGTCTGCGTCGGCGCCAGTGATGAGACATCCACCGGAATCAGCGTCGATGCCATAACCACGCTGGAATGATGCATCCTGGCCGGAAATAGAAACCGACACGGCCTCTGCGGAGACCACAGATCCCTTTTGGAGACTCGCGTCAGATCCGGTAATTGCGATTGATCCAGCCTCGGCATCAACCGCGCTACCCTTCTCCAGGCTCGCATCAGTCCCGCTTACTGAAACAGACCCGGAATCCGCATCGATTGAATATGATGCCGTTAAAGTATAAATCCCGAACAGGTCACAAAATAAGGATCGATCCGATCTATCTAGCCCTCCAGAGGGCTGCGGGATCTCTCCTTCAAGCATCCCCCATCGTTTCGACAGGCTGTCGATTGCCATCCTTTATGCCCCGGTCCCGATTTCACCCTTGGTCGTCGTGGTCCCATCATCCGAGACTGCTGCTTCCTGATCCTTAGTGCTCCCATCGTCGGCGTATAAGGCCCATTCGGAACTGGTCTGCGTTTTCTTATTCCTCCAGTTTTTGAACAAATATCCAATCTTCTGGACCAATGTGGCCGTTGCAGGAGGATCCCCTTGTCCAGGCTCGGCATAGGTGTCTACATTCAAGGCATCAACCACACCCTTCTTGGCAGCGATACCAATCACGTTTGTCCCTATCGAAGTGGACCCTACGTCTGCGGCGAAGGCTGCGTTGTCAATTGCCCCATCAGCAATGGATGCTGCGGTGATTCCTCCAGTGGCCACGGACCCGACAGAGCCGGCTACATTACCACCTACATTACCTGTCACACTACCGACAGCTCCGGTGACAGACCCAACAGACCCACTCAGGTTGCCGGTGATATTGGCCGTTTGATTACCGAGTCCAGTTGTGGCTGTGAGAGTCACACCAGACGCCGCAGTGATATTGGTCGTGCTCGCCAGTGTAGCCGCAGGGACTGTGACCCCACCAGCACAGGTCACTGCCTGTGTCTTGATCGTATCCACATCCACCTTGAGTCTTGCAGTGCCACCGGCGTATCCGGTTCCATCAAACATGGCCTCGCAGTTGTCAGCAGCAGTCGTGTCTGCACTGATCGCGGCAACATTGGTGTCTACGCGCCCGTTGGCATCCTGATTGATCTGACCAGCCCCAGTGCCGCGAGTGTAGAGACCTCCGGAAGCTTCAGCAGCAGCAGCTGGAAGGGCTGTTCCAGCCAGGCCCCTGGTTGTGTCGTAGGCGGACTCGACCATCTTGTCGTTCAAGCCAGCCGCACGGAAACCGATAACGGGACCTCTCCACGGGAGAACGCCGGTGCAGACCCCAGTGAACCAACCGAACCCCTCGGTGTCGTTGTTGATGGAAGCACCCCCGGAGGCAGGGATCTCGATGGTATACATGCCGTCGCCCTGGTGCGTCCAGTCGTAGTTACCACCCGTCGTCGGAGTTACTGCCGTCTGCGTGAACGCTCCTGCACAAGTCACAAAATTCCAGACGAGGTCCATGCCTGTGGCGTTGTAGGCGACTGCCGTCTCGCGCGACTTAAAATCCGTGTCGTCGATGAGAGGCATGATGTTGACCGGAACCTCAGCCAGTGCTGTGTCTACGTCCATCCAAATATCAGGCATATCTTTCCCTCCCGTAAAGTTTGACCTCCTCCAAGGAGGGGATTTGCAGTAAGCCGCGCAACTTGTCTTTGAGTGAGCGGAGCTGTTGCGCGTAGTAGTACCAGGGGTTTCCTGATGCACCACCCGTTGCAGGACGATATGCTACCATCACAATAGATTGACTTAATGTTGCGTTCGTCTGCGTGCATCCTCCATAATAAGTCCCACTCGCCCCTACTATGGTATGTCCAGACCAGTGATAATGGCTTGTATCTTGATATAATTCTACCTCTGTATATCCGCTTCTTTCTGATATAGATCCTGGATTTGAAGTCTCGTCTGCCCAGTGGCAAAAACAGAGACATCCAGACACGTCGGTCACCACCCCGCTTGTGATTGGAGTGGTGGTGGATGCAAAACCGGTTCCATAGCCTGTGTTCGCAACTCGACTTGATGATGCGATTCCAGAATATTCAGCGCACACAAAACCTAAATCAACACCACCAGAAAACGTGAATCCACATGATCCAGATATGGTAACTATTGCAGAATATATCCTGATGTAAGCAGTTGAACTGCCTTCAGGACTTACCGAGAGATCGGTATCGATAGTTCCGAGCGTGCAAGTACCAGTCTTGGTGATTGAGGTTGGAAAACCCGCACCAGAACAAGCAACGATGACGGTATCTCCGGCGACAACGTCGCTATCGAAACTTCCTTCGTTGGAATATGCCGACCTTAATTGGACTAGTGCTATTGCCACTTCTCACCCCTACAGGAACGGAACCAGATAAGAGTCTCTGGTTGCCGGAGCCAGCGCATTCCCAGCGTCCAAGTCGTGGAACACTCCCAGCGCATACCTCAGAGCATTGAGACCCGCCTGATCCATCGTGTCCCCAGTCACCAGGAACTGGGGAAGGGCGAGGATCTGCTCGTCCGTCAACCCGTAGGTCAGCGCATAGAACTTGTCGTAGAGGATCTTACCCTCGCGGATCGCTGAGAGCAGGTTGTTGCCCTTGGCCTGAGTCTGCAGTGAGAACTCCTTGAAGGTCATATTGCCCGTGTAAGCCATCTGCTGATCTCCTTATTTTTCAAGTGCCTGTGCGATCCTCTCAAGACTGGACGCGATCTGCTGGAGCACCTGGAGGACTCCGGGAGGTTCCGGAGCGGTCACATCCCTCCAGATATAGACTGAACCGTCCTTGGTCGCCTCGTTGGACTCTACGGACTCGTTTCCAGCCTGGTCATATGCCTTGGCCACGACGGCATAGGTCGCTGTCCCCTCGATCACAGGGATCTCCCTGGATGCCGTGACGGTGGTGCGCCCGGTGATGTCCGCGCCGAGCTTGGTGAGCGTCCCGCCGGCCTTGTCCTTCCAGAAGAGTCGGTAGCCTGCCACGTCGGTGCTCGGGCTCGCGGTCCACTGGAATGTGGCGGTTTCTGCGAATACCGTGGAAGGAACAATGATGGACAATGCCACAAAGATTACGATCATGCGTTTCATGATTTTTGCCTCTCTAGTTCCATGTGTTTTTCAGTGCTGCCTTGAGTCTGCTGCGGTTGCTCGTGACCATTTCTGCGAGTTGCGCGTCGAGTTCCTCTGCGACGATCCGCGCATTGTCCATGCCACTGGACCCACCATTCAGGTTCACGATGATGGAGCCAATATCGACAGCCTTTTCAATGTTCACTTCAGGAACGGAGGACGATCCACCATATGTTGTGGTGGTTCCGTAACCTCCAGTTGACACTCCGCTTGAAATGGCCTTGGCAATCTTCGCCTGCAATTCAATATCAGCGAGCTGTTGCTGATATTTCCATGCATCGATCTGATAGGTTCCAGCGGATTTGAGATATCCATAGTCCTGCCAATTCGCATAGATTTGTCCGGCTATTTTCAGTCGAGTTGCGGCACCACCGGCAAACTCTGCGAATATCTCCATCGCATCAGAGACGGATGATCCGGCCTCAACCATCGCATCGACGAAGGACTCCTGTGATGCGAGGAGCGCCTTCCATTGATTGTTGCCTTCGAGATAACTTCCGGCCCCTGTCCCGATGAGTCTGTTCGCTTCATATCCAGGGATGCCCATGCTGAAATTCATTTTGTATTCCGAGCCTGTCGGCAGGCTTTTTAGACTCGACATAATGTCACTGATCGTCTCCGAGAGTGGCTTGACCGGAGATGCCTCGCCCTTGAACTTGAGCTTGTATTCCTGCACCTCTGAGGCCTTTTGTTTCACCTCATCAAGTTTGCGCACAACCTCATCGAGTTGCGACACGGTTTCCGGTATCCCCTTGATGCCGAACTCTGTTGTCGCTGCCGATTTGAGAGCGAGATCCGCTGCCTGGGCCTTGTCTATAAGATCCTGAATTGGCTTCGCGGAGAGTTCCTTGATTTGGTCTCCGAGTTTTCCGATGGCGGCTTCCTGTTCTCCAAATCCCGAAACGGCCTTTGCTTTTTGCTCCTCGTAAATCCTGCTCAGAAGTCTGTTCGCTTCCTGCACCTTCTGGATTGCGGCATTCGTGTCATCCATTCCCTGAGCCGCTTGTCTCGATTGTTCCGCGAGGTTGATGGCAGTCTCTTTATTCCCTCTCCACATGGCGAAACGAGCTTCGGTGAGCTTCTTGGATGCCTCTCTGGAGATATCGGCCTGCTGTTGTTCCGGAGTCATCTGTCCTCGCTTGAGACTGGTGACGATGTCCTCTCCGGTCGCTTTTTCCTTTGCGATGTTCGCATTGATTTGGATTATGTTCGATGCATGCTCTTTGCGGAGTCGCATGGCTTCATTGAGCATGTCCTGTAGACCTGAGAGCTCTTTTTTATGTCCTGCCTCCACCAATTCATTTGCTTCCTTGATTCCTTTTTCAGCTCCCTCTCGATACGTTTTCCAATAGGCTTTGGCTTGTTCTTCAGCTTCCTTCCAAGTGTTCGCAACCGTCCTCGGCTCATCGATGCCTGCACCGATCCCGGCATAATGCTCCGCGGTCTCCGGACGTTGGAATTGATTGGCTGCCGTTGTGGCCATGCCGAGATTCAGTGTCTCCCCAAACGTCTTCCCAAATATCTTGAGCCTGGATGGAGCCTCGGATGCGAGCCTCACCACACGAGCGAGCTCGTCGGCGAGAGTGGTCATGATCGTCTTGCCTCCACCCTCCCATAAGCCAGCCTTGAGATTGTCCCATTCGTTCTTGAGTCGGTTGAACGATCCGGCAGCATTCTCCGAGTTCTTGGCTACCTTCTCCAACTCGGCTGCAAATTTAGGTAGGAACTCGGTCGCAAGGAGTTTCCCCGAGCTCACCAATTCCGTGAATTCTCCGGTCGTCATGTTCATGGCGCGAGCTGCGGCCTGGAATGCTCCAGGGAGTCTATCGCCGAGTTGCTGGCGCATTTCCTCCATGGAGACGACATTCTTTGATATCATCTGACTCATTGCATTGAGTGTACCGCCCATCTGGTCCGATGAGAGCTGGAGAGCCGTCCCGTATTTAACGATGGACTCAAAGACGGATCGGACCTTTTCCCCTTCGAGAGAGGTGCCTTGAGCTGCAGCAGCGATGCCCTTGTAGCTATTTGCGAGAGTGAGAAAATCGTTCCCGGTCCTGTTGGCGAGGTCTCTCACATAATCGAGTTCAGCGGATGCCGCACCGACACTCCCCTTGATGTTTGCGAAGGCCTGCGAGAGCCGGTTGACCTCGAGGCCGGTTGCAGCCATGTCCCTCGCAAACTGAACGGCAGAAAATCCTGCGAGAGCTCCAGCCATGACCCCACTCACCGCACTCATGGCAGTGCTCATCTGGCCCGCAGTGGTGCGCACGATGTTGGAGGCCTGTGCCATATCACTTCTGAGGCGCGCTACGTTTGCCCCTATTTCGACCATGAGTTGGCCGGCTGACGCCACTGTCTAACCCTCCAAATGCGACTTTGAGTTTCTCTGCCAGTTGTTCAGGAGATGGTTTTTTCCTCTCCTCGGACCTGCGCTTTTCCAGACGGAAATAAGCGATCCACTCGGAGAGTTCCCGGGAATCTATTGTTGAGAGCAGAACCCTCACCGTCATGCCGAGTTCCCGAGCCAATGAGAATGCAAAGTACCTCATTGGACGGGAATTCAGTTTTTTTCCAGATCCTCCTGACCCTGTTTCGATATCCCGTTGATGCGGCTCGCCACCTTGAACACGCGATCCAACGCCTTGCTCGATTTCTTTCCGAGAGTGAGAATGTCGGACTCACTGAAAAGCATTTCGCCGGATTCATCTGAGAGGCATCGAGCGATGAGGGAAGCCCTGAAATTAGCCTTGTTCATGGTGGACTTCCCGTCATCATCAGAGAAAACGGAGGCTTCCCATGCATCACGCTCGAGTCCGGTCATGACTCGAATGCGCACGGTCCCACCCCATTCCGGAACATCGACATCCTCAAATTGGATGTCGTTTGCGGACAGAATTTGTTCCTTGGAAAGAATCACAAATCCCCCTTATGCCCAGGTGACCTCGCCGGTGATCTCGAGCGTGATCGATGCCGAGACCTGCTTATCCACTCCACCACTCACGCTGAATGCGAGGCAGTATGCATCCCATGTGAGCACCGTCGTCCCGGTGTCTGCGAATGTCAGTCTGTATCCTTTCAGGGTCTGCGCGTTTCTCGATGCCTTCGCGGCCAACTGTCCGGTGTCCGCCGGATCGAGGTTCAGGTTGAACGTGAACTGACCCTCATCAGGGAGACCCATGAGTTTTTCTTTTCTGGTGCTCGAAAGTTTCGTGACATCGATGACCGTTGCCTGCCCTCCCGGTCCAGTGAAGTCGATCACCTCACCTATTGCCGTGTAAGTTGCCGGAGTGGCCGTGCCACCGGATGTGTAGGCGCTCATGGCCGAGGAATCGATTGCCACGAAAAACGTGTTGGTCTCGACGCCGATGATCATGGCCGAGAGTCCATTGAGACCGGTGGTCCCACCAATGGATGCGAAGGTCACGACATCACCCACGGCCATTCCGTGAGAGCTGGACGTGATTTCGGTGATGGCTCCAAGGCTGATTGCCGAGATGTTTTTCGCAACACCGCTTCCGCTTTCGATTTCGAGAGTGGTTGATTGGCTTGAAAATGCAGTCATTTTTCCCCCCAAAAACAAAAGGCCGTTTCAGGAAACCGGGGCGGCCCTCTGCCAAAAGAGTTATTGGTTCAGTTTTTACGCGGTGTTATGCCACACCGAAAAGTCCATGCTCACCCTGTAGCACTCAACCTCATCCTCATAGATGTCCGTGTCATTGATGAGGATCGCATCAAACGTCGTCGCAGCCTCCATCGCCGCAAACACGGCTGCGGCCACAGCCTTGGCTCCTGCGTAAGTCGTCGCAATGCAGTCTATTTGGATCCGAGGATTCTCAAATGAGGAGAACCCGTCCGTTGAATTGATCTGTCCACCGGAGACACGCTGATAGGTGATGGCCGGAAGAGTTCCGTCCTGCGGGATCAGAACCGGATAGATCCGTGTCGAGACGAGTGCAGAAACTCCAGCGGTCCCTGCGAGAAGCGTCACTATCTTTGGCTCAAGCGCACTCATCTCTTTGCATACTCCGCATCGATCCCTGCTTTGAGTTTGGCTCTCATGGCCTCGATGATGTTTCTGGTGCTCTTATCGAATGCAGGCCTGAGATATGGACGTTTACCAGCCCCTGGATGGCTTGCCCATTCACCCAGGACCTCACCGATCTTGATGGCCTTCTTGAACCGTGGCGTGATTTTGTGCGCTTTTGTCCCGTACTCCACCAGTCGTCCATACCAGAGACCTGGACCGACGTTGTAGACGACCTGGAATGATCCTCGAGGAGACCTGCTCCGCTTGATCCTGATGGACCTTCTGAGTGCCCCTGTGCGCACCGGACAGATGGCCCTCGCTTCATTCCGGACAATTGCAGCTCCGGCATAGACGGTCCTGGCGACGATGTTTTTTGCAACCCTGAGTGGAAAGTCCTTGAGGCTCCGCTCCAGTTCATCGAGGCCGGTGATCTTGATCTCAAAGGTTTCCATCAGATCCCTGTCTCCACGCACATGAGGACGAGCTCACGGTCCTTCTCCTCCAGGTTGAGTACGCTTTCGATGTCGAAATACCTCGAGTCCCAGTAGATCCTCATCTTGGTTGTCACACCGGATCTATATCGAATCCTGACCCTGTGTGTGCTCTGGCTCCTGGTTTCCTTGCTCGCGAAGTATTCCCTGCCGACTATTGGCTCAATGGATGCCCACACCTGATCGTAAGTGGTCCATCCAGGGATCGGCTCTCCATAGGAGTCCCTCGTGTCCGTCCTCTGCTGTATGGTGATCCAGTGGCGCAGTTTCCCGGCCCTCATGGCCACACCCTGTAGTCAGCGAGGAGTGCATCTACGGAATATGGAATGATCGCAGCGGCCATGCTTGCCCCGGGTGAAACTACCACCGCTTCCCTGTGCTCATACCATGTGCCTACGAGGATCATGATGGCGAGACGGATCGGCTCCGGAACATAGGTCGCATTCGCCCCATACCCGCAGACGAAAGTGATGGTGATCGGGTTGGAGTTGTATAGTGCATCCCCAGGCCATGACTGATCCGGTTTCAGAACAACCGTCGGAGCGAATTCAGATGCCGTCTGAACCGTGTAATACGTTGCGGAGAGAGTGGATGAAACTGCATCCTCATCGAGGTAGGTGATGGATGTGACCGACTGGAGCCTCGGTTTCCCGATTTTGAGAACATCCCCATTCGGCCATTCATCCTCATACTGGAGCCATGTTTGCGTGATGAGAGGTCCACACAACGACTCCACATATTGCCTGGCCGCCTTGAGATATCCGGAGAGCATGGGATCCTCACCCACACGCAGGTGACTCCCCAGTTCATCGCCGAGGACCGGTTCGACAGTCGGTGCCGTGTAGAGTTTGAGAACCATGCTTTCCCCAAATAAAAAAGGCCGGCTCCGTTTCCAGAGTCGGCCCTTCAGGTTCAGGTTGACTTACAGGTTAACTGCGATTCTGCCAGATCCTCACATAATCGACCTCGATGGTCCCGACACCGGTGCCGGAGGCCTTGTACATCCCGACATGAGGTTGACTCTTCGAGTTGGCAGCGCTAGCAGCATTGGCGAAGGTTGTGGACGTTGCGACACCCTCTCCGTTGATGTAGAATTTGATGTCTGTCTGGACGGTGCAATCGATGCGATAGATTTTGTAATCTGTGTTGAGGACCGTCACGCCCGACGCCGCGGAGGTGTCTGTTGCATTGTCGTCTGACTCGCAGAGGATCGCGCCATTGCCCTCAGCGGTGAACCCGACACGGTACGCGGAACCGCCGTCACCCCATGCACCCCACAGTCCCCATGAGGCCACACCGTTCCCGGTTGGGAGAGTTGCCAGTTTGATGCGCGCCTCAAAAATTGCCCCCTGTGCGATACTGAAGGTGAGGCAGTCGTTCATGTGAAGCGCCGCATCCTGCTTCTGATCCGCGTTGGTGAGAGCGCATTGGATGACCCCGTTGGTCGTGTCGTCCACACCAGCGACGGTAGGAGGAGCCGCACCGATGATCTTCTTGCTCCACCTGCATCCTGACACGACGCTTCCAGATGCAGGGATGACGATGTCAGGCCCGAGGAAGTCATCGTAGAACATCACCGGAGCCGCACCGAATACCGTCTCGAAAGTGGATCCGTCATAGAAGTTGAGGATCCCGCCTCTCCATTTTGCTTTGGTCGTTCCCATTTCAATTCCTCCGCATTTCTGCGAGCCTCACTCGGCCCGAAGGAAGTTATGCGAGATGGTGATAGGTGACATATCCAGGGTAGAGTGGGCCATCCGTGAAATCAGAATAGGTCTCATCATTCACGAAGTAGGCGAACTCGATCCATTTCCTGTGGATGTACCGGAGGACCGCTTCTGGCTGTTTTCTGTCAACGTCGTCCTTGACCATCATGGTGTCGAGGAGTCCCTCGATCTCCAATTGACGTGGCGTGATCTCCCACTTGTCACTTGGCCCGACCCCATGCTCCATTTCCGTGCAGGACCGCTTGACGATGACCCCGACGTCTTTCCCCATGAGCGGATGCTCATCCACTGCCTTCCTGACTGTTCTGTAGCAGTCGAGAGCCGCATCGAGGCCGATATTGTAGAAGTACCCACCATAGAGCGCGTGGACCTCCTCCCTCGTCTCGATGCCGCACTTGGATGGCCTGTCCAGTGTCTTCTGGACCTCGAGCAGCGCGAAGAGTTGCCGGAGGGTTTTGGGCCTGACCACGACCTTATAGCACTGCTGGCATCCGCTCGGAACAAACCTCTGCTCCTTCGGGAGTTTCATGGAAATGCCGTCGAAGAGGATCTGATGCCATGTGTGGCAGTCGAGCAGAGGATGGTGTCTCACATGATGCCAGGGAGAATCCCAGGCCAGCCTGTGCTGTGCCATGATTTTCCCATCATCGCGGAAGAAATACCCTCCTGTCTGCAGGAGCCTCTTGAGAGTGGTGACGAGATCACGTTCCTTGATGTCCTCGAAATAACCCACGGTGCCTCCGGTATCAGAGTTTACACCAGAGCAGTCGGAGGTGCCGACTGCGCATATCTTGCCTTGTGAGCGATGCCGACAACGCTGGTGAGAGCCGCGCTGAAAGCCGCTGGAGTCTTGACGTTCACAAACTTGAACCCGCTCGAGAGTTGCGTGGCCCGAATCTCAACCACGAAAATCTTGTTGTCCGACGAGTTCCCGACCGTGATGCAATCAGCAGAGGACGCAGTATTTGCCGAGGTCTTGGTGTACGTGTCGGTGCTGGCGGTCATTTTATGGTAGTAGTCGAAATTGAGCGTCGCGGCACTGCCACCGGCTGCGGTCTTCGCTTCTTGGATGAGCACGTTCCCACCCGTCGTGACGGCACCGACAGAGATCACAAAGGTGACCTTATCGTAATTTTCCATGCTGACCCAGTCCCCACTGGCCGCGGAGTTCCGCGATGCAGGAGAGAGCCCGTTGATGATTTTTGCTTCTTCGATGAGTGACTGCATTGTTTGCCTCCGAAAAGAAAAGGGCCGATATGCACCGCACACCGGCCCTGGTTGATACTCAGGTGTTACGCCCTGGCATCCAAAGTGATGAAGTGGCTCTGAGTGCTCGTTGCACCTCCCTTGTACGGAGTGAGAGCCGATGCTCTGACCGGCTGCCCGTCGACACGCATGACGAAACGGAACACGGACTCGTCATAGAGAAACCGCACATGGATGCTCATGTCAGTCTGGATCCCGCCCTTCTCGGCCAGCACATAGCCGTTGGGGAAGTTTGCCAGGAAAATGTCTCCCTGGTCCCCAAGGGTCTGGCACTGCTCGATGGCAATGGCAGGCAGGCCCATGATCCGAGCATACGGAGAATCGGAGAGGCCGCCAGGAGGCATGTAGACTGGGATGCCACCGGTACCCACCGCGAGGCTCATCGTTGCGAGTTGAGGTTCGACGTTCTGGTTGTAGATCCAGATGTAATTACCAGTCTGCTGCGCGAACCGGCGCGAATACATCTTGACGATGTTCTCTGCGACCAATGTGTCAGCGAGCTGCCCGGTCTCCTTGGCGACACTCACGAGACAGCTGGCATTGAGGATGCCCAATGGCTGTCCTGATCCGGAGCCGTTCATAATGGCGTCATCGAGCAGAAATCCGAATTCACCAACGAATGCCTGGCGAATGAATTCCTCGAGAGCCGCGGCGTCACGGAGGACGTCGTCTGTCGCATAACAGAGCCCGATGAGCTTGTGGAGGTTGAGCTCGATCCTTCGGAACTTGGGCTTGCTTGGAGTACTCGCGGCAGCTTCGTCCAACCAGTATCCTACGATCCCGCCATATCTGGTGGAGGCCCTGGAGGTCTCGTCTACGCCATTGATCTTGAGACTGTTCGAGTTGCCACTGATCGGGACCCTTCGGCACCTGCTCGAGAGGACTCCAGTCTTAAACACCTCCTGGAGAAGATCAGCCGAGAAATCCTGCTGGACCAGAAAACCACCGTCACTCTGAACGGACTCCGAGAGTCCACTTGCAGCGTTGGTGATCCCATTGCGCAAACGCGGATCCACGAATCCACCGGGAGCAGCCGCGCTCATCACCGCGGCCAACTGCTGACCCAGGCTGTGGAACCTGTCCTGCTCGGCCCTGTCCTGCACGTCGATCCGAGGAGCAGGTCTTGTGAGTGGAGGATTCGCTGGAGCGTTGAGGTCATTGGCGATGCGCTCGTGACGCCTCATGGTTCCGACGATTCTTTTAATGTCCTCGACCTTATCGAGGATCTCATTGGTGAGAGCGAGTTCCGCCTCGTTTGGTTCACGGTTTTCGCTCATACATTTGGCCTCGATGTCTGCGACCTTTTTCATGAGGTTCTTAATATCTTCCTCGTGCTGCGAGATGGTTTTCATTTCGCATCTATCCTTTCCTCTGAAGGTGCTATGATTTCCGCTCGAATGAGTAACGAGGCAACGCTGTCATTCGTCTCCGGCTTCTCCGTCTCAACATCCCGTTGGATCGGCTCCTCCGGAGGAGCGCCCATGTCGATCTCATCCCGTAGATCCTCTGGATAGCCCCTTGCCAGAATTGTGCGCGCCATTTTGGAGCTGCATCCTGCATCCCGCAGAACACGCTCGAGATTCCTTGCTGTGGGTATCGATGCCTGAAATGTTTCAGGAATGCGCTTGAATCCAACCTTGCTCATGACTGGGACGAACTTGGCGCATGCCGCGAGGTCCATCTCTGATCCGATTTCATCCACAAAACCTGCCGACCGTGCCTCTTCGGCTGTCATCCATGTCTCCGCATCCATGAGTGCATTGATCTCATCCTCAGACCTCCCGCTCTTCGCAACATATGCTGTTGCAATGGACCCTCGGACCTTGTCCAGAACGTCGGCCATGGATCGCATGTCCTGAGCGGTGCCCATGACCATGCCGGATGGATTGTGCATCATGAAAAGCGCGTTCTCGGCCATGACGACCTTGTCGCCGGCGAGAGCGATGACTGAGGCAATGGATGCGGCAAGGCCGTCGATATATGTCGTGATCGTCGCATGATGCTGTTTGAGCAGGTTGTAAATGGTCGTCCCATCAAAGACGTTCCCGCCTGGAGAGTTGATGTGCAAGTCGATATCTTTTGCCTTGATGCCAGAGAGCTCCTTCTGGAATCCCTTTGCTGTCACTCCCTCACCCGTCCACCAGTCCTCTCCGATCTGCTCATAGATCCAGATTTCCGCGCGCTCCTGCCTGTCGATGATCTCATACCATTTCATGTTTCACTGGCCTCCTCATCCTGCCCCGGCTCCTCTGCAACTTGCTCCGGTGCTTCGGGTGGTTCGCCGGCATTTTCGAGTGTTGTCATATTGAGAGGCACCAAGTGGATGTCTCCACCATCGACCGGGTCCTTGTCCTCGAGCTCACGTACCTCGTTGATCGAAAAAACCCCTTTATCGAGCATCACCGAATAGAACTTGGCCCGGTTCTCGGAGTCGCCCCGCAGCAGTCCCTCAACGATGTGCTTGAAATAATAGCGGCCCCCACCGTAACCGAGTTTGTCCCCCCGGGTGAGGAGCTGCATCTTATAGTTCTGCTCGAGAGTCACGAGCCATGGGACAATACTGTCAGTGACGAAACTGATCTGCTCCTGCTCGATGTTCGAGAAAGAGCTCTTGGTCAAGTCCTTCAATTTGTGCGGAGGCAAGTTGAACCACCTCGCAATCTCAGGGATCTGGAACTGACGGCTCTCAATAAACTGTGAATCATTGGGAGGGATCGTCACCTTCTCGGCCTTCATCCCCTCCTCGAAAAGCATCAGTCGATGTGTTTTGCCAAGGCCCGCATTGCTGGCCTCCATGGATGCAACGAGGTTCTTATGTGCATCTGGTGAGAGCTTCCCTGGATGCGTGACGATCATTCCAGGGTTCGTCCCGTTGG